GACGATCACGCAATCTGGCTCGGCTGCTGGCGACGTAGACACTGCGGTCCCGACTGCCCTCAATGTTGTGTCTGTGGGTCAGCCGGTGGAGATCATCACGAACGGCGGCTCTACGGGCACGGTGTCGGCCACGTTCACGCTGGAATGTGAGCCGGTCTGATGGGCCATCTTCTCCACAAGGAACAGCTTGATGGTGGCCGCACGCGGACTGTGCATCGGGATGGGAAAGACCTTGTGGTCAAGACCCAGACCGATGCGCAGGCGCTGGTTGACTCTAACCGGCGCGCGTATGCGGATGCGCCTGAGCGGTTCGGCAAAGGGTCCTTCCACAAGGTTGCCTCGTTCAATGCGGATGTGTTGGAGGCGACTGCCCGGTCAAACGGGATTCCGTGGCAGGAGTTCATCAACTGCAATTCTGACCGTGCGGCAGCGGCTTGGGCGAAGTTGCTCAATGACCGTGACACCCGCGCGTTTCGGACTCGCCCTGGCTACGTGGACGTGAAAGCTAAATGAGCATTACCACGGTTGCAGGCTTGCGTGCTGTCATTGCGGACTTTCTGGACGACGATTTGACCGACCAGATTGACGACTTCATCGCACTTGCGGAGGCCCGTCACCGTCGGGAAATCCGTATGCGCGAGATGTTCGTGCGCGAGTCCTTGACCGTGGACGCTCGCAATGTGGACCTTCCGACCGGATTCCTTGAGGCGATCAACCTGCGACTGCTCACAGACCCCGTGACGGTTTTGCAGGAGGTGTCGCTGCACGAGATGACGGTTGCGAGGCAGGAGGTGAGCGGGAAACCGTCCATCTTCTGCATTGCGTCTGACATTGAATTCGACAAAGCCCCGGACCAGTCCTATTCCGGGCAGATCACGTACTACAAGGCGCTAACGGCACTTAGTGACGACAACACGTCAAACGATCTTCTGACGCTGCACCCCGATGCATACCTCTATGGCTCGCTAGTCGCATCCGCTCCCTACCAGATGGCGGACGAACGGCTTGTGGTGTGGGAGTCCCTGTATCGGGATGCGGTTCAGTCGATCAACAAGCAAGCCAATGCAAGCAGGAGGGTCGGGCCGCTGATTTCTCGTGTGCGTGGGCGGACGCCCTGATGCCTGTCATTCCGGTAGCCGATTGGGCACCAGACGCTGCTGCGCTGGGGAATCCCGGCGCTATCCGTGCTGAGAACGTGCTGCCTGGACGAACGGGGTACAAGCCGTTTCCGTCTTTCGACGCCGCTACCGACGCGCTCGACGACAGGCCCAGAGGCGCAATCTCGGCGCTTGATGACTCTCTCGTCACTTATCTGTATGCGGGTGACGAGGCAAAGCTCTACACGCTTTCGGGTGCGTCCTGGGCGGATGCGTCCAAGGCTGGCGGGTACGCCTGCGACACAGAGGAGCGTTGGGAGTTCGCGCGCTGGAAGGACAAGGTTCTAGCAACCAACTTCAGCGACAACCCGCAGTCGATCTCTATGGGCTCGGCAAACTTTGCGGACATGACCACGGATTTCAAGGCGCGGCATATCGCCGTCGTGCGTGACTTCGTGGTGTGTGGCAACACGACTGACTCTACGGATGGCGCACAGATTGACCGAGTGCGCTGGTCTGCGTTCAACGACGAGACGAGTTGGACGGTTTCATCCATCACAGGCGCAGACGTTCGCAGCCTCAACTCTGGCGGGCAGATTCAGCGCATCTTCGGCGGCGAGTATGGGGTGATCCTGTCGCAAAGCTCGACGTGGCGCATGACCTACGTTGGAGCCCCGACGTGGTTTCAGATCGAGGAGACGTTGCCTGGCGTTGGGGCGATTGCTCCGGGCGCGGCGGCTCGGTTCGGCGACGAGGTGTACTACCTGTCAGAGAACGGCTTTGTGCGGCTTCAGGATGGCCGTCAGGCGGCGTACATCGGCGCGGGCAGGGTAGACCAGACAATCCTCAAAGACCTCGACACGGACAACCTACACCGCATGTCGGCCATTGTGGACCCGCAGGGGAGCAGGGTCATATGGGCATATCCAGGCGCGGGCAATACTGCGGGTCGCCCTAACAAACTCGTGATCTATGACCGAGGGCTAGACCGCTGGTCATCTGCGTCTTTGGAGTTGGAGTTGCTGTGGCAAGCGTCCGGAATTGGCACGACTCTGGAAGGGCTGGATGCATTCAGTTCAAATCTTGATCTGCTGGACACCTCGCTTGACAGTTCTCGATGGAAGGGTGGCAGCCCTAGCTTTGCCGCGTTTGACTCTGACAACAAACACGGCTTCTTCTCCGGCTCTCCCATGACCGCATATGTCGAGACGCAGGAGTTCGAAGTCGCACCAGGGTTCCGCACCACGCTGACGGCTCTCCGGGCGCTTGTAGACGGCGGCTCTGTGTCTGCCTCGGTCGGCGTCAGGTCTAACAGCGCTGACGCAGTGACGTGGAAGAATGCAAAGACTCCACGCTCAGGCGGGCGAATCCCGGCTCGCGCGTCTGGTCGATTCCATCGCGCATTGCTGACGATCTCTGGCGACTGGATCGATGTGGTTGGGGTGTCGATTGATCCGATGGACGCCAAGCAATCGGGTGCGCGAGGATGATCCGCCCTGCGATTGGTGCGCAGATTGCGCAGACGCGTCCTGCGGGCACTTCGGCTGTCGCTGGGTACACTGCGCCTTCTCAGCAGGCAGTAGAGATCACGAGCGTTTTCGTCGCCAACACGACTGGCTCTGACGTGCAGATGTCGCTCTATCACGACAACGCTGGCGGCTCGACGTTCGACCAGACTACCGCTCTCTACTACACCGTCACCGTCCCTGGGAACAGCAGCTTCACGCTTTCTTCTGAGTCGATGGGCATGGGCATTGTCCTGTCGCCTTCTGCGCAGTTGGGCGTGCAATCCAGCGTCAGCAACGCGCTCACGTTTACGATCTATGGCGCGGTCGAGTCGCGGGCACCTGGGGGCGGCATATGAAGGGCTTGATCTATCCCAGCAACATCGGGATGACGCCAGAGCAGTATGCGGAGTTCGTCGTCAAATCCACCTATGGCGACACGGTATCTGTCCGCAAGAAGGCAAAGCCGCTCAACAAATTTGGACGGACTGCCAACGCAGACTCTGGGGTTGCAACGACGGTTAGCCAGTTTCAGGGGACGACAGTCGTGAACGAAACCTTCGTGACGACGAACCTCATTGATTCAATTGTGTCCAGCAGCGGTTCGGACACCATGTCGATCACGATTGAAGGCCACACCATCGACGGGTCAGGGAATCTGACCTTTTCGGTGCAGACAGCAACGCTCAATGGTCAGACGGAAGTCACGCTGGCAACGCCCCTGGCGCGTGCGAACCGCGCCTACGTCACCCCCAGCGGCACCTTCAACAGCACGCCTGCGGCTCTTGTCGGCAATGTCTCCGTCTATGACAACACTGCGGGCATCACGTCGGGCGTCCCTAACACGGCGGCGGCAACGAAACTGGTGCTGAACGCAGGACAGACGCAGAGCCAGAAGTGTCAAACGGCGATCTCGTCTGCCGACTATTGGTTTATCGACTCGTACCAGTATTCAATCACGGGCGCAGGGCCTAACGCTGAAGTGAATTTTCAGATCGAGTCCAGGGACATTGCGAATGGTGGCGTATGGCGACCGTTCGGGCCTGAAATCTCGCTGGAATCAGGCGCAACCCCAACGCTCCGGGGCAATTTCGAGCCTTTCCGAATCGTGCCGCCTAACCATGACCTGCGGGTGATTGCGACGGCTAGCGCGGCGAATACCGAAGTCAGTGCGGAGATTGAAGGCGTTCTGGCCTCGATTCAGTGACGACCATCAGCGAAGTTCCCCGCGCAGCGATCTCTACAGCGGTCAACGCTGTCTTTCGTCACATCAAAAAGGCTCTGCGAAGCGGGCAGGGCGATGCGACAAACATGCAGGAGTTCATGCACGCGCTAGACACGGGGCGGATGTCGCTGTGGGCGGTCCATGACGAAGGCGAGATACAGGCAGTGGCCGGGTTGTCGGTCACGCAATACGCCACTGGACGAAAGGTTTTCGTTCACGTCCTCGCAGGCAGCGGGATGGACGAGTGGGGCGATCAAATGGAACGCGCGCTTCAGGACTGCCGCGACGTGACGGGCTCGATGTGCGTTGAGGCATCGTGCCGTCCGGGGCTGGCGAAGTATCTGAAGAAACGCGGATGGAAGACTAAGGCGGTGATTATGGAGGCTCCAGAATGAGCAGCGGCGGCGGCAGCAAATCGGGCGGCAACAGCTCAAGCAAGGTTCAGATTCCGAAGTTTCTGGAGCCCTTCGTCCACCAGTCCGCAGCCACGGCTGGTCGTGCGCTGACAGGGCTTGAGGCGCAGTTGGGTCTGACCGGACAAGGCTCGTATGGGGGTTATCGTCCGGGGATGCCTCAGCAGGCGTTTATGCCTTCGCTTGGTTTCGAGACCGGAGGCGTGAACCTAGACAACAATTTCGCCAACAACTTTTTCCCGTCCGGCTTCAACGCTGGCCCGCGAAGTGGTGGCCCGTCTATGGAGGAGCTAGTCGGCCCGTATGCGCCGCCTGCTGGCTCGATCAACCTCAATGCGGGCAACCCTGCTGACAATCTGGTGCAGGGCTTCACGCCCGCTCAGCAGGCCGCGCAGGGGCTCGGGATTAACAGGGCGCTGTTTGGGGACATGTTTTCGGGCGCGCAGGGCGCGGCTTCTGGCATCGCGGCAAACGGACTGGACGCCTCTGCTGCCGACAGGCTTGGCCTTGGCGTTGACCCTGCTGCGATGGCGACGCTGAGGTCGCAAGCGCA